CCACGAATGTTGAGGAAGAGATATTCAATATCAAATGTAGGAAGAGATTCTACTTTGATATCTCCACGCACACATGACTTGATAACTTCTTTGATTGCTTTGCTAATCTGCTTTTGATCTTGACTTTCCATTGCCAAGACTAAAAGTTTTTCTTCTTTTACAAGGAAAGGTCTGAACTCAATCTTCTCACCCGTTGAAGGTAACTCCAAATCATAATAAGGAGTTGCAATTTTTGGTAAAGGCATAATATCCTATACAATTCAGTGTATTTTATTTATAGTTAATTTCCAGGACCAATTCTTTGTCTTGCATCAAGAAGGGCTCTTGGATTTCTCGTTGCTGCGGTTGCCTGTGTATCTGATGGACCAGATGATGTTGGAGCAGGAGATGAAGCAGAGTCTGATTGAACTGGTTTTGATCCTCTGTTCACAAAATACCTATCATAAGTAAAGGTGACACTGCACTTCATTACATCACTTCCATCATATGAAACTGGAATGGAACTTAAACTGATAGGGAATGCATTGACAAAGGTATAAAGTATATCATTCTTGGTTCCAGTAAGGGAAACATTATCTACCCTCTCATAATCTTTATCAAACTTATGTAAATCAATTCTGCATTTATATCCAGTGCCTTCTTTTGGATATTTGAATCTATAAAAAGAAATATCTGATTCGGGACCTGAGTTTGTCACAACAGAATAATCACCAGGACTTGCAATGTAGTCCATCCACTGCTCAAAGAATTTTAAAGTCTGATACTTAGCATCAACATAGAAATCTAGTGTCAGATCATCAAAGTCTCTACGATATGCAAACTTCTGACTGATGCCATAGTAGTCCTGCAAGTTCTCTGTGGTTGAGAAACTAGAACCAGGAAGAGAAGCAGAATTACAAAGAAAACTTAGATCATCATAGAATCTGCCACCAGCAGGATTGTAATCAGCACTAAAAGGTAGCGTTCCAACTTGCAATACAGCACGGAATTGACTGGTCTGTGCCAGGTGTGCAAAACGTTTGATAAAATCGCTAGTTGTTAGCGTCCTGAACGGAACTGCTCCTGACATCTAAATACCTACTAGTCTGCTATACTATGTATGAGTTATAAAGGTAGATTTCGCCCTAGTAATTATCTTAAATACAAAGGTGATCCTACTAACATTATTTATCGCTCCCTTTGGGAGTTGAAGTTTATGAATTGGTGTGATAGGAATGAAAACATTCTGGAATGGGGCAGTGAAGAGATTGTTATCCCCTACATCAGCCCTGTTGATAATCGGATTCACCGCTATTTTCCAGACTTCTATGTCAGAACAAGGACCAGGAGTGGAGGGACTCAGAGGTTCGTTGTCGAAGTTAAACCAGCTAAGCAAACTGTCCCGCCAAAGAAAAGAAAAGGAACATCAAAATTATATCTGAATGAAATGAAAACCTATGCTGTCAATGAAGCAAAGTGGAAGGCAGCAAGAGAGTTTTGTGCTGATCGTAAAATGGAGTTCAAGATCATCACAGAAAAAGAATTAGGATTATGAATCGCATTCTATCAGCACAAATTGATCTTTCTGGAACAACAGATCCTGATGATTTGATGATGAACATCATGGAAATATTCAAGGACGATATTGAATATGCTCCTGATAATGTTGGAGCAATGTACACATTCATCTATCTACCGAAGACTCCTAACATTTTATATGATGAGCATCCTCTTGTAGAGATCACTGAGATTACAAGATGGGGATTCAGGGGGTTCAACTATCACTGGAATGCAATCAGAAACTACACATTTCCAGAGATCGTTGGTCCCATGTATAGATTATATCCAGAAGAGTTGAAATATCTTCGTGCGATTCCATATAAAAAGATTCGCTCCACCTGATAAATAACTAAAAAAAGTGCTGTGGCAACAAAGAGTTCCAGTCTCAATGTTAATGGTAAAAAAGTAACCGTCGAATCCAACTTGAACGATGGTTCTTATACAGTTAAGGATTCTCAGGGTCGTTTGATTGGAAGTGGATCAGCATCTTCTGGTGGCAACATAAACTTTTCCAGCGGTGACTCAACTGCACAGAAGCAATTGCTTGGACTGTCAGGATCTGCTTCTGAAAACTTAAACAGAGATCTGGAATCAAAGGTAAAAGGCCCAGTAGAAAACGAAAATCTTGCGATATTGAATAATAATGTACAAACTGCTAATAAGAAAAGTCTTAAAGATGCGGGATATGGAAATAAAATAAGCATACCAGGAGATACAACAGCAGTTCAACCAACCCGAGACGGAACTCCTACACCGCCAGTTGGTTCTACACAACAACCTGCTGCCACTGCTGCTGACGCAGATACTGCTGCTACTGGTGGGGCAGACCAATCACTGATTCAAGATGCAGCTAGCGGGGCAGGGCAGCTGGCAAAACTTTTTTTTGGAGATCTCCGTTATCCACTTGAAAGGCAAGAAACAAGAGATTATGATCATGTTCTTTTTTCCGCAGTGGAATATGTTCCAGCAGGAGCAGCAGGATTTGCTGCAATTATATCAGAAGGTGGTGCTGCTACCGGGCGTCCCAGCAATAGAATGAAAAAAGAAAATCGAGTTGGATCTATAATGTTGCCAATGCCAAGAAACTATAATGATCAAAATGCTGTTAACTGGGGACCAGATCAGTTAAATGCATTGCAAGCAGCAGGAAATACTTTGATACAAGGTATTTTAGGTAGTGGTGATCAAGCAAATCAAGCAGTAGACAACGTAAGATCTGCTGCGGGTACGAATGCTGGACAGTTAAAGGATTATCTTAAAACAGGAGCAGCATCACAGATTCTTGGTGGTGCAAATATTCTTACGAGAACAACTGGTGCTGTGATGAACAGTAATCTTGAACTTCTTTTCACTGGTCCTGGTTTAAGAACTTTTAATTTTACATATAGAATGACTCCAAGAGAACCTCAGGAAGCTTCTGAATGCAGAAATATTATTAGATCATTTAAACAATCTATGGCAGCAAGAATAAGAAGTGCTTCGTTGTTCATGTATACTCCTCACGTATTCTTTATTGACTTCATTCACAAAGGACAACCTCATCCATTTTTTAATCGTATCAAACCATGTGCTCTTTTGAATTTTAGTGTCAACTATACACCAGATGGAGCATACATGACTTATAAAGATGGATCCCCAATCGCATATGAACTTAGATTTGGCTTCCAAGAACTTGAACCTATATACGATGTAGATTATGAAGAGGGTGATGCAGTAAGCGGAATGGGATTCTAATGGGATATTTCAGACAACTTCCCAACTTTAACTACGTTTCCAGACTAGACCAAAAAGTTTCTAGTTCGGATTATGTTGAAGTCAAAAATCTTTTCAAGAGAGCAAAAGTTAGAGAAGATTTTTTCCAAAACTTTACTGCCTTTACAAGATACACAATCGTTGGTGATGAAAGACCTGATAATGTTGCAGATAAATTTTATGGTGATCCCCAACTAGATTGGGTCATTCTTTATATTAATAATATCATCAACGTAAGAGAAGAATGGCCTCTTACAAACATCTCTTTTAAAAATTATCTACTGGATAAGTATGGAAGTATTGAAGGGTATAGTGCCATTCATCACTATGAGACCGAAGAAGTAAGAGATCAAGCAGATAATATCATTATTTCAGCAGGATTGCAGGTGGATGAAGATTTTTCTATTACTTATAGAGATGCTGCTCAGGGAACAGAGGTGATTGCATCTGGTATCACCAATGGTGTGACAAATGAAGAATATGAAACACGTCTTCAAAATGAAAAAAGGCAGATCTACATTTTGAGATCTGCCTATCTTAACGTTGTATTGGATGATGTTGAGAGAGTTATGACTTACTCTCCTTCCTCTCAATATGTCAATGACAAATTAAAGAAAGGAGACAACATCAGGATTAAGTGATCATGCCTCAGCGAGTTTCTGGAAGTAACTCAGGGCATCATCTTCATCCTCATCACGTGACTCTACAACTGATGCTTCCTTCATGGTAATGTCGGGTGCATTGAAGTCACCGCGATCATTGTCCTCATTATAAGTCTCTTCATCGAAACTACGCTTCGGTTGAGAAACGCGGAGCACCATGTTCAGACGCTTTTCAAGTTCTTCATAAGACTTGAAACTAGAAGGTGCAGTAAACTCTGTCAAAGAATACTCTCTCTTCCAGATTGCTTCAAGTGCATCATCGTCATCAAGGAGAGGTGCAGGAGAATCAAACTCTGACTTGTCATAAATCCAGTAGCCATCCACCTTGCGGATTTTGAGTTTGAAGTTTGCACCTTGCCAGAAATCAAAGGGGTTGATAGGAGTTTCATCTTCAAATTCTGGCTGCATAGCAGCAAGAATCTTGTCGTGAATTTTCTTACCATATTTGAACAGGAATACTTTTCCTTCGTTTTCGGGATTAGTGGGGTCCTTCACAACATAGATGTTGGAGTAATAGGACAGTTTACGCTTTTGTTTGCGGACAGTATCTTTGTCTGCATCACTACCACTGTTCCAAAGGTCACGGTTGTACTCGGAGACAGGATCTTTTTGACCAATCGTGGTCAGCGAATTCTCGATGTACCAACCACCAGGACCTTGGAAGGCATGACTGTACACTTTTGCCCATGGAATATCCTCACCCTCAGGAGCGGGGAGGAAACGGATAACTGCATAACCATTGCCACTCTTATCGAGTGATGGTTTCCACAGTCGCTCATCAGCACCGTTGCTCTTTACAACGGTTTTCTCTACCTCAGCAACCAGTTTGGAAGTGAGGGAACCAAGACGGGACTGTTTTTTAAGATCGGAAAAAGACATTTGGATTCGGCTTGTAGTTTGGCTTGTGTGTACTTCGTTATTATAGGACCTAGGTCAGGTCCTTGTCAACCTGTTGGCGCATTGATTTGAGCATCTTATCCATGTTATTGAACACGATACTCATGTCCATATCAGGTGGCATCCCCATCATCCTTGCGGACTTAGAGATGTTTTCCTTCATCATCTTTGCCTCAGGGTCATCAGAAAGAGACAATCGAGTATAGAGAACTCTCTGCTTCTCCAAAAGACGTTCAAGAGTTTCCACATGCTCTACTTTCTCTTCCTTCGTCATCGTAGGAAATTCAAAGACCTTTGTATAAACTTCTTCTTGAAGTTCTTGGATCTCTGTCATCTCTGCTCTGACTACTTCGGAATCGAAGAAGCTCATAAAATTATCTCCTTTAAAATTTTTTTATAACGAAATACATCAATATGTAGGAATGGAGAATACTTGGTTATACGTTTTGATATCAGTGCCCAAACTGGATCTGTTAACTTCTTATCGAACTTAGATTTGTATCCAAGTATTCTGTCCAGGATCACCAGAGTTTCAAGTGAAATGTTTTGCTTTAAGAATTCCTTGACAATTTGCGGATGTCGATTTTCTTCACTCTTGAAGAAACTATCAAAATCTTTTCCAGAAAAGACGGATCCAATCTCTCCCTTGAAGATGTATGAGAGTGATTGATTTCTTTTTTGCCATGCGACATATGTTTTCTCCCCGTTCTTTACAATGTCTGCAATGTAAAGAGATTGTGGATCATCACAACTGGCAAAGTTTGCAATAAAAAACTGTTCGATCTCTTCATCACTTTTTTGTCTGGACATTCTTTCAAAGAAATATCTGTCCTTTCTTTTATTAAATGCATTGGCAGATGCTTTTACTCTGCCACAATATTTCAAGTAATCATAACTATCTTTCGTGAAGTGTTGCTTCATCGCAAGATAAGTCTTATAGCACTCGATTGGCATCATGAAAAAAGTAATAGGTCAAATTTTTACCGGAAAGTTTTTCAGGTAAAAATCAAATCAAAGGGGCAATTTTGCTCTGGAACTTCTCTTCAAAAAGTTGAGTTCCATAGCATCATACTTCAACTTTTCTTTTAATGGTTTAGATAAAAGTTTAGGTACAGATTCAAGTTCTATTTTGTTTTTATCGCAGAACACAACGACAGCATCAATATAGTTTAGATCGTCATTTTCATGCACAAGTTTTTCAATTTCTTGTGCGAATTTAGCAGGACCCAAAAACTTTTTTTGAAAGGCTTCGTCTAGTTCATTTGGCATTGGTGTAAGATAAATTGTTGGTGGCAAATTCTTTAATATAGCGAACTA